CCCAGAAGATGGCACGTTGATCTTTACCAATGCTTGGTTGGCACACAGCTTCACCCGCAATGCTTCCAACGATCCAATGACATTCATACACTTTAACCTGACGGCAGTGGCTAACCCACCTATGCCCGCGGCGGAGGTTATATGAATAAGTATAGCATCCGCTTTAATAAAACACGGGGCCAGCCGGGACGTGGGACGGTGGATCATGTCTGGCGGGTGTTTGAAAATGGCGGCAAAGAATACCTATTCAAGCACTTGGATATTAATGTTCCCGTAAAGGATGAACGGGATGGTATGGATTGGAATATTGTCTGTTATGGTGTACTATCCATTGACAGGGATACTTCTACCGCGATCATCCGGGAATCTTAATTATGGTTGAATTTCAGAACCTCATAAATCTTGGATTAGGTGCTATTCTAACCGTAGCTGGATGGCTAATGCGGGAATTATGGGGTGCTGTTAAAGAATTACAGCGGGATTTAAGCAAACTAGAAGCCGCCTTGCCAAAAGAATACGTCCTTAAAGAAGATTTGGACAAACGCATGGATCACATTGAAAGCATGTTCCAGCGTATTTACGACAAGCTGGATGGGAAGGCTGACAAATGAGTATTACCACCAACCTTGCCCTTAACGAACCAGCGTATAATAGCACATCCCCTACGTGGGATCAGCCGCTTAACTATAACGCCACCATCCTTGACCAGATGTTTGGCAATACGACTAGCGTATCGGTCAGCACCAGCGGAAGCACAACGTATACGAATATTGCGGCCCCTAGTTCCACGGCAGCGGGTAACACGTCCCAGTGCATGAGGTTCCTGCTTACGGGTGCATTAGCGGCGAATCAATTGGTTTTATTGCCACAAAGCGTTGGCGGGATGTGGATTGTTACCAATAATACCACGGGCATATACACCGTATCTATAGGATCTAATAATGGCAGCAATGCCGCAGCAGGTGGCACGTTGGCTATTCCAACCGCTTATAGCATTATTATGTATTGCGATGGGACTAATGTTGGTTTGGCTAGTTCATCAAGCGTTGGAAATGTTACACAAGCACAGTCTATTGCTTATGCGATGATATTGGGACTCTGATGCGGGGGCGTTATGAATTTTGCTTGGTCGTTCCCTCAATTTATAGTGAATCCACTATCAAACGGACTGCCCAATGTGGTTACGGCCATTAACTGGGTGTGTACGGGTACGGATGGGTCTGTCACGTCGTCTTCATCCGGCACTGCTAATTTAGGAACGCCTAATCCGGCAGAATTTGTTCCCTATGACGACATTACTCAGTCCCTTGCGGCACAATGGGTTTCACAGTGCATTAGTATGCCAGGCGTTGAAGAGTTAATTGCGGTGCAAATTGGTCAACTGACTAAACCTATTTCCCAATCTCAAACACCACCCTTTTAGGAGGACATTATGGACAATTTAGAATTGGAATTAAAACTGACGGTGTCTCACATCAATACCGTGCTTAAACATTTAAGCGCCGGCGTTTATTCCGAAGTGGCTGACTTGATTGCGCTTTTGCATGGTCAAGCCAAACCACAGATTGAAGCTCCTGCGCCAGAAACACCTCCTGAAACTCCTGCGGCAGAATAATGGACCCATTTACCCTCATCGCTGGCGCGACTGCAATCTACAATAGCATCAAGTCCGCCGTTGATTCGGGTCGGGATATGATGGAGACTGCGGAGAAGGTAAGCAATTTATTCAGTAAGATCGGCCAGATTGTTACGGTAACATCAACGCCGCATAAGAAAAAATTATTCCAAAGCCAAGCGGACTACGAAGCGGAGGCGGTAAAACGCTACGCTGTTAAAGCCAAAGCTCAGGATATGCAGCTTCAGGTAAAGAACATGTTCGTGGGCCAATATGGTCCTGCAGCATGGGAAGGAATCCAACGGCAGGTTATTGAGATGCGGAAAGAGGCGGCCCGTCAAGCTGCGGCGGCGCTAAAGGAGCAGGAAGAAAACCGCAAGGATTTGATTATGGTTAGCAGTATTGTGGGTTTTCTGGTATTAGGTATTGGCGCAATTGGCGTATTTCTTATGGTGACGGTGAAGTAACATGGCGTTTGGCATTGACGATGCAATTAGCGCAGGACTGCAGATTGTAAACAAATTCATTCCTGATCCCAATCAGCGTCAGGAAGCTGAAGCAGCTCTTCGTTCCTCTTTGCAAGATTGGGACGCACAGCAGAACACGGTAAACGCGAATGAAGCACAAAGCACAAATATTTTTGTTAGTGGTTGGCGTCCTGCTATTGGGTGGGTTGGCGCTATTGGCCTCTCGTACCAATACCTATTGCGTCCAATTGCCTTCGGGGCGGGGTGGCATGATCTGCCTGTTTTGGATTCATCCCTCATGGAACTGGTAACAGCTATGCTTGGCATGGCAGGTCTTCGAACTTACGAAAAAACACTTGGGGTGCATGCAAAGTGAGTGCAGATAATTTTGAGCAATGTTTAGCCCTTGTTCTTAAGTCAGAAGGCGGATTTGTTAATAACCCTAAAGACCCCGGCGGGATGACCAATTTAGGCGTGACCAAATCCGTTTGGGAAAGTTGGGTAGGAAATCCTGTAACTGAGGCCGAGATGAGAGCTTTAGGACCGCAGGATGTAGCACCTTTGTATAAATCTAATTATTGGGATAAAATCAGTGGCGACTCACTTCCTCTTGGCGTTGACTATGCCACTTTTGATATGGCTGTTAATAGTGGGGTAAGCCGTGCCGCGAAAACCCTTCAGCAGGTACTCGGTGTGGCTCAAGACGGACAAGTCGGGGAAGCCACAATTAGTGCTTGTGAAGCGGCTAACCCTCGTGAGATTGCTACGGGAGTCTGCGAAAAAAGATTAGCGTTTTTGCAAAGTTTGCCAACTTATGGTACGTTTGGACGTGGTTGGTCAAGTCGAGTTGCGTCTGTGGAAAAGGCTGCCTTTGACATGGCGTCGTAGGGGTTAAATTATGTCGTTAACATACGCATCATATGTGCAGCAAATAGCGACAATGGCAGTAGTCCCTGTCACGGATACTAATTTTACAATTATTATCCCGTCCATGATTGACTACGCAGAACTTCGTATGCAAAGAGACTTAGACTTTTTGTCTACGCAAATTAGCACAAATGCTTACACATTTACGGGTGGAAATAATACTTTAACCCTGCCAACGTCTCAATTCATTGTTCCTCAAACTTTTGAAGTTATAGACGGGTCAGGAAACTCCACGCCGTTATTGCCCGTTGGCAAGGAATTTATACAAAATGTTTACGGATCGGGATCTGCTACTGGCCTGCCTCAGTATTTTGCTGTTTATGGCGGCGATACTAATACTACAGGTAATACAAGCCAGTATATCATCGTAGGACCAACTCCAAGTTCAAGCTATGCGGTTAGATTGACCGGGACAATTCGTTCTGCGCCTCTTTCTGCGTCCAATACCACAACATTCATATCTACCTATTTGCCAGATATGTTTATTATGGCATCCATGATCTATATTTCGGCGTTCCAACGCAACTTTGGCCGCTTAAATGATGACCCCCAGATGGCTCAAACGTATGAGTCGCAGTATCAAGCACTCAAAGCCAGCGCCTTGATAGAAGAAAACCGCAAGAAATTCCAAGCGGCGGCATGGACATCCTATTCGCCTGCTCCTGCTGCTTCACCGACTAGGGGCTAATCATGCCCTTTGGAACCATAAAGCTCAAACCCGGCGTAGAAACTAACAATACACCAGTGCTGAATGAGGCTGCGTATTCGTCATCGCAGCTTGTTCGGTTTCTATCAGAGCGTAATGGATTTGGCCTCGCTCAAAAGTTGGGCGGATGGGTCGCATATTTTAATTCTGCTATTGGGTCCAAGATTCGCGCATTAAAAGCGTGGTCAGATTTAAATGCCATTAACCATCTTGGTATTGGCGCAGAATCTTCGTTAAGCGTTTTAACTAATGGAAATTTGGCGGATATAACGCCACGCACAATTACGACAAATACCGCCCCTGTTTTTGCAACTACAGCTGGATCTAGTACAGTTTCAGTCACGGATTCTAATACAACGGTATTGACTGTATTTGACTACGTTGACTTTGTAACACCTGTTTCTGTTGGCGGGCTGGTGCTTACTGGTCCCTACCAGTTATTGACCTATGCGGGAACAACTTACACAATTAATGCCGGATCTGCAGCAACATCGACAGCCAATACATCAACAAATACCACAGCAGGTTCTTTTGTTGTGGGGGAAACGTACAAAATTGTAACCGTTGGCACGACGGATTACACGTTAATTGGCGCATCGGCGAATACGGTTGGCGTGATATTTAATGCCACAGGCGTTGGCGCTGGCACGGGAACAGCAAAATTAGTTGGTGTTTATTCGTTTCAGACAACCTCGTCATCTTCTATTGTTACAGGGTATTTTGACAACCACGGCTATAATGTAGGGTCTAATTTCTATATAGGTGTGCCGCTTACAATTGGCGGGATTACATTATCTGGGTTGTACACTGTTGTAAGCGTGCCCAGTGCAGGATCATTTACATTTGCCGCATCTAACTTAGCTACATCATCGGCTGGCCCTACTGCCATTAATAGCGGGAATGTCCAATCTGTTTATTATATTGGTGTCGGGCCGCAGCCGATTGGCACTGGGTTTGGTGTTGGTGGATTTGGCGTCGGTGGCTTTGGCGTTGGTACGGC